CTCAATCTACGGCACTGCGTATCACGGCGGTAACATAGACCACGGAGCGGGCAATTATCACCGAATGTTGTCGACTGGTGGAGCCGGTGTCGGTGGTCATGGGGGGTCTGCAGATAGTACTGGGACTGGAACTAAGGTGCTATTTTCTAGCGGAGGCAGTGCAACTAAAGATGGCGCAACCTACGAAACTGCTGCGCCTTCTAGTGTCCTGTACGGGACAACTACCGCAGGAGGGCCAACTACATCAGCAACAATTAGCATTCTTGACGCACAGGGGATTGGCGGGTATGGACTCCATACATACAATCAGAGTGCGACTGGTAACAACGGCAGCTATGGCGGGGGCGGTGGAGCTGGATCGTATTATAACGGATCGAATAACACCGTCCAGTATTACTATGGCGGCACTGGTGGGGGCTTCGGCGGTGGAGGGGCGTGTATAGCGGTATCATCCCAAAATTATACTTCCACTGGTCAAATCCGTGCTGGCGCAGGTGGTAACGGCGGCGGTGGCTCTGGCGCGTTCAGCGGGCCGTTTCATCAGATGACAAGTGCATCAGGCCGTATTTGGGCAGGTGGCGGTGATGGCGCTTGCATCATTATGTACGTTTAAAGGAGATTCAGATGTCTATATATAGTATTAAAAATGGAAGTGGCGAAGAAGTTAATCGCATTGAAGCGGATGAGGCTTTTGTTGAAGCGCACTACGCTGGTCTTTACGAAAAGGTTGTGCTTGAGGCAAGCCCTATGCCAGAAGAAGATGCTGCGCGGCAGTGGCGCGACGGCGAATTAGAAAACACCGACAAGGCCGTACAGACAAGTGACTGGCCGAATCGAGATAACATCTTGCTATATCGTGCCGCACTTCGATCATGGCCCGCAGACGCTGACAAGTTTCCTGACACGCGCCCTGTTTTAGCAACGGAGTAGCAGTAACTGAGGGCTCTCACAGAAGTCAGTACTAATATGCTTTCGAACGATGCCTGATCCGTACCCATATTTAGTATAGGAGCTAACAAATGGCATTAACTAAAGTAACGACAAACCTAATCTCCGATGATGCGGTAACTTCCAGTAAGCTTGCGAATGATATCGCAGTTGCTACAAGTTTTATCGCACCCGTAGGGACTACGGCACAACGCCCTTCAGCAGCAGCAGGACACTTTCGTTACAACTCCACTACAGGTAAATTTGAAGGATATACCGATGCGTGGGGGGATATTGGAGGTGGTGAAGCTACAATATCTATATCTACAATGACAGGCAATAGTAGTGCCACTACTCTTACATTGTCAGCAACTCCTCCTAGCGAAAATGCAATACAAGTTTATTTTGACGGCGTATACCAGCACAAGGATACTTTTAGCTTTAGTGGAACTACTCTTACTTTTGATGCAGCTCCTGCTACAGGAGTAAAGGTAGAAGCAATAGTACTACTCACAGTAGTCGGCTCTATAACTCCTGCAGATACTAGTGTTACGGCAGCTAAACTTGCTTCAAATGCAGTAATTACTGCAAAGATAGCAGACGATGCAATTACTACCGCAAAAATCGTTGATGGTGCAATTACAGCAGCAAAGTTTGCTTCGGGTGCTATCGGCACTGCAAGCGTTGCGGACAATGCTGTTACTACCGCAAAAATCGTTGATGCTAACGTTACTACAGCCAAGATCGCAGATGACGCAGTAACAGCCGCGAAGATCGCAGATGACGCTATTGTTGCAGCGGCTATTGCAGATGACGCAGTAACAGCCGCGAAGATTGCTGACAATGCCGTAGACATTGCAAGGCTCAATGTCTCAGACGGTTCCAGTGGACAGGCTCTCATAACCGATGGTAGTGGCACACTTAGCTTTGCTACCGTGGGAGGTTTGTATAATAATTGGTTAGTAAAGACAACCGCATATACTTTAGTAACAGGTGATCAGATTGTGGGCAACCACGCATCCACCGCTTTTACTTTGACGTTACCAGCGTCACCAAGCGCAGGAGCTGTTGTGACTGTAAAGAATGTTGGAACCGCAACGATCACAATTGGTAGAAACTCACAAAAAATTAACAGCCTTGTTGAAGATGGTGAGTTAGTCACTGGAGCATCAGGAACCCTTGTCTATGTTGACAGCACAATTGGCTGGTCGGTTATCTAGGAGATATAAATAATGGTACAAAGTATCGGTAATACAGTCCAATGGCCTTTGCCACTTTACAACAAGCCCGACATAGGCGTTGACGATGCGCGTTTTCAAAAAATTATAAGTCGTAGAACTACAGGTGATATTCAAATTTTTCCGGGCTTTGCGAACGACGGAGATTATTTTCTTGTCCAAAATAATTATCAAGACACTAATAATTATATTAAATACTACAATTCTGCTATGTCACTTCAATGGACTAAAACTGACGATAATTTGGCAGGTACTATGGGAGCGGATGCTCGCGATGCTGTGACAGCCATATCTGGAATAACACTTCAAGGAAGTGAGTTGTTTGTGCTAGTTAGCAATTCTACTGTTTACACTAACGGCGCTCACTACAATTTAGCAAAAGTGGTTGCGGATGGAACAGTAACTAGTATTGGCGGTGGGATTGTAACTAATTTAGAGCTTGGGACTATGGGAACAAGGGGTCATATAAGCAAGCCTTTAGGAAAAAGTAATTTTTACGCAACGGGTTTTCAGTCTGCGGTAGAAATAAGTGCCAGCAATGGAGCCGTTGTTGAAAGTTATGCTAATAATGCTGTGGCACTTGCAAACCCAGCAGCATTTATTACATCTGACAATAGATCATTTTCTTTTCAAACTGAAGCCAACGCTGACTCTGCGGCTCAACCTTTAATAACTTTTAACAATTTTAATCCTACTTTTGGTTTAGATGGAACAGTGGTAACCGGCGTAACTAGTGCCAACGCTCAGATGCAATACCATAAAGGTTTGGGAAGCGTACCTTGGCATATGACACCTTTTAGTAACTCCCCGCAGGGAAAATTTTATGATTATCAGTTTATTGATTGGGGAGATTATTACATTCTGTCTTTGAGATACGCTACCCACTCAGACGCAAACAGATACACTACAAGAGGTTTCTGGCTAAAAACACGGTTAGACAGTTGGATGAAACAATTTTGTGATCTGCTTGGCGTACCCGTAAACAACACATTTGCAAGCTAAAGGAGACAGCTAATGAGATTAGTACAATTTACCAACACAGACAGCGTTGTCTCTTATCCTCACGAAGGCGTAAGTGCTTTTGGCGGTACTGACAAGGTAGGCGATTTAATAGTAGGCGAGTACAACGGCTCTGCAAGCGAGGCTGATTTAGCACCGTACACTGGCGCGTGGCCTATACCGCCGACAGACGCAGCAGTTGAAAAAGAAGCTAAACAATGGCGCAACGAAGAGCTAATCAAAACTGACACAATGGCTCAACATCTGCCAGATCATTCGGGTCACACGGCATGGAAAAACTACCGCACAGCACTACGGGACTGGCCGAGTACAGCAGACTTTCCCGCAACTAAACCTGTTTTAGGATCATAATATGGCAGCTACCCAGATAAAAACAACAGGCATAGCAGATGGTGCAATTACTACGGCTAAAATACCTGATGGTGCAATTACAGCAGCAAAAATTGCCTCAGGAGCTGCAAGTGCAGTAACAGTAGCTTCCTCAAACCCCGCAGTGGGATCAGAAGGGTCTTTACTTTATAACACTACGACCGATGTATTGTATGTTAGCAATGGTTCTGCTTGGTTAACTGTAGCTAATTCCGCACCTGTAACAACGGGAGGAACAGTCACAATCAACTCGTTAGCTGCTGGAGGAACTTTTAACTATAATTTAGGTCTTAACTTTGCAGACGACTCTTCAAATGACGGTCAGTTAGCTTATACACTACACGCAGGTACTTTACCAGGAGGATGTACACTACCTTCTTTTGGTAACTCTGCTTTTACAGGAACAGCAACGGATCCTGCAACAGACACTACTTTTAATTTTACTATTAGAGGTACAGATTCTTCTGGGGCTTTTGGTATTCAAGCCTATCAACAGACAGTCACAAATTCACCTCCTACTGCTACAGGAGGTACAGTTACTATTCCTGCTGCTCTTAGAGGATCTACATTTAACTATAACTTAGGCCTTAACTTCACGGATGCAACTAGTACAGATGCTCAATTGGCTTATACATTACAATCGGGTAGTTTACCAGGAGGATGTACACTACCTTCTTCTGGTAACTCTGCTTTTACAGGTACTTCTAATGCGGCTGGTACTTTTAATTTTGTAATTAGAGCTACTGATGCTTCTAATAGATTCGTAGATCAAACATATACTCAGGTGGTTACAGTACCACCTTTTGCAGCCACAGGAGGTACAATTACTACTGTTGGAAGTTATAAAGTTCATACTTTTACTTCATCTGGAACTTTTACTCCTAATCAGGCTGCTTCAAATATAGATATTATGTGGGTTGCTGGAGGAGCTGGAGGCGGTGGCGGTCGACATGGAGGAGGTGGGGGTGCTGGAGGAATGAGAACTCTCACAGGACAAACAGTTGCAGCAACCGGATATACCGTAACTATTGGAGCTGGCGGAACTCGAGGCTACAGTGGCTCTAGCACTTACACGGGAACAAATGGTAGTAATACTTCTATTAATTTTCCTACTTCTTTAACAAATCTTGGAGGAGGTGGAGGTGGTTCATGGAGCGGCGGCGACAAAAATGGACAAAGTGGAGGAAGTGGTGGAGGTGTTGGATATGGTGCTACTATTGGCTATGGTACTTCGGGTCAAGGAAATAATGGAGGAACCTATGGCACTCAATCCCCTTATTACGGTAGTGGAGGCGGTGGCGGAAAAGGAGCTGTTGGAGCAAATGGTACTTCTAATGTAGGAGGAGGTGCAGGAGGTGTAGGAGGAACTAATAACTATAGAACTGGTAGTAATGTTTACTACGCAGGAGGAGGTGGAGGTGCTTCATGGCACACTGGCACTCCAGGAGCTGGAGGCACTGGAGGAGGCGGAGCAGGTAATATTACCAATAATCAAGCTTCTGCTGGTACTGCTAATACTGGCGGAGGAGGAGGAGGTACAGCAGGCGATCAGAACACCGGCAGTGGAGGCAATGGTGGTTCTGGTATATTAATTATTCGCTACCCATCTTAAAAAGGAATAAAATATGACACATTATGCAAAAGTAAAAGACGGAATCGTAGAACAAGTAATTGTAGCGGAAGCTGAATTTTTTGATACATTTGTAGATGATTCTCCTGGTATATGGGTTCAAACTTCTTATAATACAAGAGGAGGAGCACATGTACTCGGTAAAACGCCTTTAAGAAAGAATTACGCCGGAATAGGATCTGTGTACGATACTGATAGGGATGCTTTTTATTCTCCTCAACCGTACTCGTCTTGGATATTAAACGAGGACACTTGCGAGTGGACACCTCCAGTAATATATCCTAGCGATGGAAAAAACTACGATTGGAATGAAAGCAATGAATCGTGGGTAGAAGTTAGCCCGCCGGAAGGACAATAAAAAACCCTCCGAAGAGGGCTTTTATTTACTCTGTAGCCTCAGGAATCACCTGAGGCTGTGCTTGCTCTCTTATCTTTGCTATAAGTGCCATACTTGCTTTCGCAGGAAGTTCTCCTAATCCAGTAAGTATAATATTTACTTCTTCAACAGTAAGCTCTAGTGTTATCATATCTCACACGCTCCCCCGACACAGGCAAGTTCTTGTGAACCTATTGTGTTGTCTTCCATTTCATAATTACTGAGGTCATCCCAGTCTATATCTGCTGGCATTTTTCCTACTAACTCTTCAAACATTTCATCTGTAGCATCCTCATAAGGTGCTTGTTGGTATACATGGTCACTATACGGCAACAATGAAATACCAGAACACATATCAAAGTTTTTCCAAATCCACTGTGCTACCTCTAAAAACTCATCATCTGTATAGTAGATAGTAATACTCGGCTTGTGTTCGCACCAGAAATTCTGATATGCTTTCCATAATTCGAGCTGTTGCATAGCACCTACTTGATTCACTGTTACACTTGTAGTTGGAGCTTTCACAGGAAAACTAAATACTACAGAAGAATCACTCATTACATCATTTTCTACAGGGAATCCTTTGTCTGCCATATAGACTGCAAGTGGGTCTTTCTTGTCAGAACGAACGCGCCGAATATACTGCTTACTAAAACGGGGGTGGATGCCACTAGCAGAATCAACAAGCTGGCTAACAGTGCCACTAGGTTTAACGCAAGTAATAGCGACAGACTGATTAACACCAAGCTTCTCAGCCCATATCTTATTCGTTTCCACACTAACATCTTTCATCTCCGTGAGCCACTTCTCCAAGTCCGGCCCTGTCTTACTCAATAACCAATGATCCATAATGCCTGTCATGCTTACACCAAGCAATGCTTCTTCTTCGGTATTGCGCTTCCAACGCACCCGCAGGTACCTAAAGTCAGTAAGAGTCGATTGCAGAGAGCCAATAATAGTAGCTATCCTTGTCTTATCTTTTAGTTGCTCTAGGGTATCATCTTCTCGTACTACTACCTCAGAAAGATTACAGAACTGATTACTTCGTAGTATAATCTCACTACAAGGATTTGTTCCAAAATCATGCTCTGGATCTCGTCGACCATTACGTGCTGCAATCTTTTGTGCTGCGATACGACTAAAAATACCACGCTCTCCAGCCTTGCTTTCATACATGGTTTGCATCTCAGCAAGGTATGCTTCAAAGTCAGGCTTGTCAGTATAAGCTACAGAATTGTTTGCAAGACGACGGTGTCCATCATTCTCCCACCATGCACCAGACTTCGCTTTTGCCATGCGTTGATCAGAAAGATTTGACAAACTAATCAATGCTGAACGACGTACTCCACCTACAACTACAATGTCTGCAATTTTACAAACAACATCGTGGCACTCAATACTTGTTAGCTTACGACCAGATGCTTTCTTAAACACACCTACAGTAAAGTTAAACAAATCAATTAAAGGCTCTGGCCCAGAAGCTCGGCCGCCAAACGTTTTGAGTCGTGCTCCTGCAGGACGTACTTTACGCATATCCCACTTTGGCACTTTACCTGCGTACAGCATAGCAATAAGCTCACGATAAGCACTTGCCCATCCCATCTTAGAGTCTGCAACTACAATTGTAGTATCGGTATGAAACATACCTTCGTTTACTACTGGCAAGTGTGCAATAAAATTACGTTCTACACTAAACCCGACTCCTGTGCCGCACATAAGAACATACATTAGCTCGTCAAAAGCTCGTGGATGATCGATATGTAAGTAGCTACAGTTAAATCCTGCTACGTTGTCGCGCTTTAAAGCTTCCCCAGCTGTCATCATGCACCGCATCGAAGGCATAACGTCGAGGTTGTATATAGCGTTGTATATTTCGTTTGTCTCTGCAGAACCTTCTACTAGCTGCTCTCTTTCGACCCAAAAATCTACGTATCGCTGCACTGTCTCTGCCCATGTCTCTCTTCTCCCTTGTTCTGGTAGCCAACGAGCATACCGGCTTTTATGTATAAACTGTTGATACTGATCCATTTACTGCATTCTCCTGTTTATTTCTTGCACATTTTGTGCCCCTATTGCTTCTTCGCAATATGTAATTAAATCCATTAACTCGTAATTCATTAGTAAAGTCTCTGCATTAGCATTTAACTCTTGTATGTATTTGTAAGCTCCTGGTATTGGTACACTATCATATATATTGTAAGCACTGCCATAGTCGTCTAATAGTGTCTTGGCTCTCTTTGGTCCAATGCCGGAGATCCCTGGTACATTATCTCCTTTATCTCCTACTAAACATTTGTAACAAGCGTACTGATCACGAGAAACATCATAGTGGTCATGCCAATTTTCTACGGTTACTTCTTTACGAGTAACGTAAGAGAAGCGCATTACACCTTCTTGTATTAATAAGTCCCAGTCTCGATCACTAGAAATTAATACAACATCTCCTATGCCATAATTACTTCGTTCTTTTACTACATAAGCAGCAAGATCATCTGCCTCTAC